TCACTCGGCCTCGCATACTACTGGCAACAATACCAACTGCCGCCCCTAGCTCTGCCCAAGTGTAGGTCTCATTCTTTACCAGTCCCAGATCAGTGCGATCACCTACCCACCGGATCAGTCTGGTGTTTGGATGGTCACGGCCTGCGCCCATTGGGGTTGGTTTCATCTCGTATTTTCTTGCTCTCATGTTTCTCTCCTAGTTTAATCTGTATTAATCTGCCCAACTGGTATCAGTCAGACTTTCAGTTATTTCGCGACCTCTCAGGCCACTTGGTTTTTGTTTTTGTTTAACAGGTCTTGCTTGCTTCTTTTCTTTATCCTTCCTAGCCCACGTTCTGATAGCAGACTTCCAACACTTCATCTTGTTCTTGCCGATCATCCATCCCTTGCTCTCATAGAAATCAATAAAGCCCTGTGGATCAATGTTAGCTCCACTGAAATTACACTGATCAATCACCTCAGTCAAAGTGGGTGGAGTGAAACGACCCTTATTCTTTGTAGTATTAATTGTATTATTAATTGTATTATTATCCTTAAACTTTTCTATGGTACCCCCTTCAACTTTTGTAGGGGAGGGTTGAAACTTTTCTAGGGTACCCTCCTCTACTTTTAGAGGGGAGGTATTAAACTTTTCTATGGTAGGGGTATCAGCCATCTGGATGTAGCGGTGCTTGACCTGCTTAGTGCCAGGAACATACTCCAACTGCATATTGATATACCCACACTCACTGAGATTCTTTATCCACTTGCTGATGGACTGTACGGAAACCTCGTACAACTCAGCGAAGTATCTATTGGATGCCCAGCAGTATCCCTTCTCATTACATAGAGCAGTGATCTCACCATAGAGCAACTTAGCATTAGCGTTTAGCCTTTTATCATACCTGACGCTGGCAGGTATCATTGCGTAGTAGCCCTTCTTCTCCATCTTATTCACCAGCCGCCACAAATTCAGACAGCTTAATGTTAAGAGCTTCTGATATGCGGATCATGGTATCGAGAGAGGGCTTACGGTGACGATTCATAATAAGACTGACAGTAGCAGGACATAGCAGTGTGAGTCTTGAGAACTCAATGTGGCTCATGCCGTGCAGGTTTAGGTAGTAGCTGATTGCTTTAACAGTATCCATGGTTATCTCGGTTTGGTTAGTGAAGTGACACAGTAACAGATGTTAATTTAATTTGCAAATAACTATTGACATGAAAATAACATGGGAGTATTGTGTCAACTCAAACAACAGGAGAGTAATATGTTTAAACAATACGAAGACCCCAACCGCACTGGCAGTCCAGACGACTGCTTCAATAAGTTTATAGGTGATCTCACTGGTCGTGATGCAGATGACCTAGACTTCTATGAGCAACGTCCTATTGACCCAGAGCCAAGCCAATACGAGAAAGAACAAGAAGCTATCCGTATGGCAGAGCATAAGAAGGATGTCGATTACTTTATGCGTAGACAGATCAATCAGTACGCCAGAAGCAGTGAGCAACGTGACTTCCTATTAAAGCAACATGGTTTGGAGGTAGAATAATGGGTCAGAGAGAACGAGTTCTTGAACACTTCGAGAGTGGTAATACTATTACCTCTCTTGAGGCTTACGATAAGCTGGGCATCACCCAACTGGCGACAAGAATCTTTGAGCTAAAGCAGCAGGGCTACCCAATACAGTCCAGCAGAATCAAAGTAACTAATCGCTTCGGTGAAGAGTGTGGTGTTTCTGAGTACTACTTGGAGGGTGCGTAAATGGATAAAGATATTGATTACTTGAATGACCTAGATCGCGGTGACTTTGATTGTCGTGAAGGTTTTCCACACAAAGAAGGGCAGTCACACGCCTATGACATTGGATATGGCGCACGCTATGTCCTTGAACAAATGCGATCAGCAGGAGCAATAGAATAATGAAGACAGAACTAGAAGATGCTATTGAGTTAGTGGCCAACTTGCAGGACGTAATGACAGAGGCTTTTGTTCTAGCAAAAAATAGGCACGATAACCTGAAAGCCAAGGAGTTACGATCAGTGGTTGAAGGCATACAGTTAGCAAAGGACGCTCTTGTTCAGCGTTATGAAATTACAACCCAACCAGTAGGAGCGTAGAATGACTAATAAAAAATCCGTATGGGCAACACTGTCCGCAATCGACTGTTCAGCTAAAGTAGAACAGAAAGGTAAGCTAACCTACCTATCATGGGCATGGGCATGGCAGACCCTGATGGAACATTACCCTGACTCAACCTATGAGTATACAGAGCCTTTTGGTATTAGTAACGATACTGTTGAGGTCAATGTATCTGTAACAGTAGAGGGTGTAACTCATGCAATGTGGCTACCAGTGATGGATAACCGCAATAAGTCTATCGTCAACCCTACCACTCGCGACATCAGTGATGCGCGTATGCGATGCCTAGTAAAGTGTATTGCCATGTTTGGCTTGGGTATCTACATCTATGCCGGTGAAGACCTGCCAGAGTCAACCAAGACTGAGGTGGTCAGTGAAGAGCAAGCCGCTGAGATTAAGGCAATGCTTGAGTTAAGTAAGGCAGACGTTAAGCAGTTCCTGAAATACTTTAAGACAGACTCTGTAGATAATATGCTGGCAGTCCACTACACCAGAGCTATTGCCGCACTACAGGCCAAAGTAAAATGATCATCTTAAATGATGAGCAGGGTTCCCCTGAGTGGCTTGCCTCAAGACTGGGCAGGCCATCAGCCTCAATGTTTGGGAAGTTAATCACTGGTAGTGGTAAGCCCTCAAGTTCAGCAGAGTCCTACATCAATGAGATGATCGCTGAGAGATTGACTGGCCGCAGTAAACCCTTCTTCACCAACGAACACATGGAGAGAGGTACAGCACTGGAGCCAGAAGCTAGGGAAGCGTATGAGTTTATCACTGACTTTGAAGTGGTAGAGACAGGCTTCATCCTGGATGACAGTGAAGAGTTTGGCTGTAGTCCTGATGGCTTAGTTAGCACCGATGGTGGACTTGAGATAAAATGTCCATCTGATTCGGTACACGTTAGCTACCTGAGGGCAGGTAAGGTGCCAGCAAAGTATTACCAGCAAGTGCAGGGATGTATGTGGATAACTGGGAGAGATTGGTGGGACTTCATGAGCTACCACCCAGAAATGCCACACCTGCTAGTAAGAGCAAGACGCAATGAGAAGTTTATTGAAGCAATGGCCGAGCAAGTTCTGGCCGCAGTTGAAACCATAACAACAGAGACGGAGAGATTAGTATGAAAGTTGGATTAAGCATTAAGTTAGACGTTACAAAGATCGACAAAGAGCGACTGTTTGAGGGTGCCAAGGGTACATACCTTGACCTGACTACCTTCATTGATACTGCCGAGCAAGACCAGTACGAGAACAATGGCTTTGTATCTCAGTCAACTTCCGCTGAGGAGCGTGAGCAGGGTGTTAAGACTCCTATCCTCGGTAACGTAAAAGTGTTCTTCACTGATGGTGATGCGGCTCCTGCCAAGTCTGCACCTGTATCCGTCGATGAAGACATTCCATTCTAGTGGAAGCACTTGGTATGGCCATCTGCGTAATAATAGTGGGTGGCTTTCTTACTGGCTTAATTCTGACAACACTTGACCAACAGCGAGAGTGGAAAAAGAAACGTGAAGCTGATAAGAAATAGATTACAGACCCCTGATGGGAAGATTCTCGAGAGTATAAGTACGCATGATTATGTTCAACATAGAGATGACAACGGCAAATTGTACTTCCTTGATGGGGGTCTGGACTATGCAAGATGTTCGGCCCATGGTGATGAGGTCTATATGCAGGAGTGGGACAACGATCCTGACCCATGCAAAACTGAAGTTCAGCTTTGGTTTGACCTGATGGAAAGCTGCGATTAGTATGCCAAATATGATATATTATCCATGAATTTATATCATTATGAGTCATATATGACTTACTATATAATCCGCCCCTCTACAAACTACTGGGGTTTCATCGTGACTATCGCAATCATCGTTGTAATATGTGGCCTAGCCGCTATTGCATACCAAGACATGGCCTCCTAACGGGGGCTTTTTTAATGGAGTAGATTATGAAGCACATGATTATCCCTGACACACAAGTCAAACCAGGCAGTAGCCTGAAGCATTTGGAGTGGGCAGGAAGGTACGCTGTAGAAAAGAAGCCAGATGTTATTGTTCACATTGGAGATCACTGGGATATGCCCTCGCTATCCAGTTGGGATGTAGGCAAGAAGTCCTTTGAAGGTCGTCGATATAAAGATGATATTGATGCTGGCATTAAGGGTCTGGAAACATTCCTTGCACCCATCAGAGCAGAGCAGAAGAGACTCGCCGAGAACAAGAAGAAGCGCTGGAACCCACGCCTAGTATTCACGCTGGGAAACCACGAGCAACGCATTGAGAGAGCCATTGAGTCTGATGCCAAGCTAGAGGGACTGATAGGCTATGCTGATCTAAAGCTGGATGAGATGGGCTGGGAGGTCTATGACTTCCTTGAGGTCTGTGTCATTGATGGTATTGCTTACTCTCATTACTTCACCAGTGGTATCATGGGTCGGCCAGTCAGCAGTGCCAAGCTGATGTTATCCAAGAAGCACATGAGCTGTGTGATGGGTCACGTTCAGGATAGAGACATTGCCTTTGCCAACCGAGCAGACATGAAGCCCATGATCGGATTGTTCGCTGGTATCTTCTACGTCCATGATGAGGACTACCTGACAGCCCAGACCAACAGTAGCTGGCGTGGTGT